CACATGCCAGTTCAACAGGAAATCAAGTCTCAACTCGCCAAACTCCTTGCTACTGAAGATTTGGTGGTTGAGCATCGTAAAGTTGCCACTGCTCAGTTTGATGTCCACAAGCGTGTGCTGACACTTCCGATGTGGGAGAGTGCAAGCAACTCTGTCTATGATCTTCTTGTGGGACATGAAGTCGGACATGCTCTCTTCACTCCTGACGAAGATCCACCGAAAGGTGTTCCTCACTCATTCATCAACATTGTTGAGGATGCTCGCATTGAGAAATTGATGAAGCGTAAGTATCCTGGAATGAGTAAGACATTCTACAGAGGGTACAGGAATATGAATGATGATGACTTCTTCTCCATTGTTGATGAAGATGTCAATTCAATGAATCTTGCTGATCGTACTAATCTGTACTTTAAGATTGGCAACTTCGTTGATATTGAGTTCAATGAAGAGGAGATGAATATTGTTCGTATGGTTGCAGATTGCGAGACTTTTGAAGAAGTTGGTGAAGCAGCAAGAGTTCTCTACAATTACTGTAAGAAAGAAGTCAATAATGAAACTCAAGATATCGATGCCTCACAATCTGAGCAGCAATCGCAAGAGGAGCAAGAGGATCAGAGTGAAGAGTCCAAACCAGACGGTATGATTGAGGAAACCTCTGAGGAGGGTGGAAATACTGAAGATAGTATTGAAGAACCAGAAGTTCAGACTGCTGATGCATTGTCCGAAGCAATCGATCAGTTGGCTCAAAACTCTGATGGCACTGAGAACGTTTATGTTGAGGTTCCGAAAGTAAATCTGGACACGATCATTATCAGTAACGATCAGGTTCATCAATATGTTGATCATATCTTTGATCGTCAAGAGCGTGCTGGACTTGAAATGGATATGCAGATCTTTGAGGAGTGTGATAAAGAATATATTCAGTTCAAGCGTTCAGCACAGAAAGAAGTCAACTATCTGGTGAAAGAGTTTGAATGCAAGAAAGCAGCAGACTCATACGCTCGCGCCACAACTTCTCGTACTGGTGTTCTTGATTGCACTAAACTTCACACCTACAAGTACAACGAAGATCTTTTCCGTAAGGTAACAACTCTTGCAGACGGAAAGAACCATGGACTTGTGTTCATGCTTGATTGGAGTGGTTCTATGCAATACACTCTGCTGGATACTTGTAAGCAGATGTTCAATCTGTTGTGGTTCTGTAAGAAAGTTGGAATTCCTTTTGACGTTTACGCATTCACCAATGAGTGGGGTGATGGAAATCAAGAAGGTTTTTATCATGAACTTGTAGATCATTATGAGAAGAAAGAAAATCTTCTTTGTATTCCAAATGATTTCAATCTCCTGAACATTCTTACCAGCAAAGTATCTGCCAAAGATCTGGAGCATCAGATGATTAACATCTGGCGTCATGCTGTTGCTTTCTGCAGGATTTATCGCTCTGCATATACTTGGGGTAGGAAGATGACTCTTTCAGGAACTCCTCTGAATGAAGCACTTGTATCTCTTCATCAGATTCTTCCTAAGTTTCAGCGTGAAAACAAACTGCAGAAAGTTCAGTGTGTTGTTCTGACTGATGGTGAGGCATGTGCTCTCAGCCGCCATAAACTGATCAAACGTTATTGGGAGAACAATGCTGAGTTCTTGGGACACGCACGTCACGAATATTGGAAGACTATTCTTCGTGATCGTAAGACTGGTAATATGTACAGTTTTGAGTCTGGAGGGTTCAATGGTTTCTCTGACGTGATGCTGAAGAATCTGAAGGACAACTTCCCCTCCGTGAACTTCATTGGTATCCGTTTGCTTGCACCTCGTGATGCCAATGGTTTTATCAAGTTGTATAATGATGATTACAATGAAACCACGAAATTGCAGACTGAGTGGAGAAAAGAAAAGTCTTTTGTAATTCGCAACTCTGGGTATGATGCATACTTCGGTATGTCATGTACTGCTCTTGCTCAAGAGGTTGAGTTTGAAGTTGATGAAGGTGCCACCAAATCTAAGATTAAGTCAGCATTTGCTAAAAGTTTGAAGACTAAAAAACTAAATAAAAAAGTTCTAGGTGAATTCATTTCGTTAGTGGCATGAAATTACTATTTCTTCTATTATTAGGTACACCCGCCTTTGCTTTTGTGGAGGATGGTTTTCATCCTGAACCTTGTCCGACTCAACTCAGCAACACGGTAGTTAAATCGCTTAGTATCGCAAAAAATGAAAAAAATGACATGGAAAGAAATAGCATTGCAAATGGAGAGTGATCCAAAGGTACGAAAGGTTTTGCTTGAGGGCCCTAAAAGTCTTGCTCAATCGTGGATGTTGCAGGCGATGAAGTTCAAGTATGGACGGTTTGTAAGGTGAACACAGGGGGGCAGCAACCCCCCTTTTTTGTGTGTATAATAAGCAGGTAAACAACAAAGGCACATGGCACTCTCCAAAGAAAGCATCATCGATTGTCTCCGTGAATCCTATGGCGAGTCGGTGACTTCTGCCGAGATCAAGGCATTCTGTCAGATGAATGACTTCAACTATCAAACTATCACCAACAAACTGACTGATTTCAAAGTCGGACGTGGTAAGTGGAACCTTGAAGTAACGAAAGAGACTGTGCAAGAACTGGAAGTATCGTATAGTGCTCCTGCAGCAATGCCTGCTGCTGAACAAAATCTCATTCCCCAGAAAGATGATTCCTTCGTCCGCTTTGGTAATTTCTCAGATATTAAAAAAGTTATTCAGTCCGGCGTATTCTACCCTACGTTCATCACGGGTTTGTCGGGCAATGGTAAAACGTTTTCTGTCGAGCAAGCGTGCGCTCAACTCGGACGGGAACTCATCCGTGTAAACATTACAATCGAAACCGATGAAGATGATCTTATTGGCGGTTTCCGCCTTGTTGATGGCAACACCGTCTGGCACAATGGCCCAGTCATTGAAGCACTCGAACGAGGAGCTGTTCTGCTCCTTGACGAGATCGACCTCGCTTCTAACAAAATTCTCTGTCTCCAATCTATCCTTGAGGGGAAAGGAGTTTTCCTTAAAAAAGTCGGACGATGGGTTTCTCCTGCAAGTGGATTCAACGTCATTGCCACAGCCAACACTAAGGGTAAGGGTTCAGACGACGGACGATTCATTGGAACTAATGTGCTCAACGAAGCCTTCCTAGAGCGGTTCCCTGTAACCTTTGAGCAGGAGTATCCCACTGCTGCTATTGAAACTAAGATTCTGGGTAAACTATGTGCTGACGAAACCTTCTGCAAGCGACTTGCTGACTGGGCAGACATCATCCGCAAGACTTTCTATGATGGTGGTATTGAGGAGATCATCAGCACCCGTCGTCTGGTTCACATCGTCAAAGCATTCAATATCTTTGGTGATAAAGCGAAGGCAATTCAAGTTTGCGTGAATCGATTTGATGACGAAACCAAGCAGGCATTCTTGGAACTGTATGATAAAGTTGATGCGGATTTCGAGATGCCCGTTGACGAAACTACCATCTCTTGATATACTGAACTATGACTTCCTGGAGTTTTCTTTACGACGCCATGTCTGAACAACAAAATGAAGTTACCACTCTTGGTGGTAACATTAGTGAAGCAACTGAAAAAGACTACAATGACTTCTGGATGGATGATGGAATTAGTTTGACTGGTAACCCATATTATCAAACAGACACCATCACTCTTACAGACGGCCCTCATGCCGCACAACCTGTTCCATATGATACTTTTATGGGTGTGGGTGAAGATCACATTTCTCTTAACCTTGATATGACTACAAGTAACAATCCTCATCGATTTAAGTACAGTGAAGAACGTATTCTGAAAGAACTGACTGACTATATTTCTGCAACATATAATCAGCATTATTCCTCTGGTGATGATGCTGTTCAAACACTTGATTTGATTGAAGCGTGTGGTGATGGTGAATCCTTCTGCCGCAGTAATATCCTTAAGTATGCCTCTCGTTATGACAAGAAAGGCACTGCACGACGTGACATTATGAAGATTTTGCATTATGCTGTTCTTCTGATGCATTTCAACGATAAGAATGCAAAACGTGAAACCTACCCTCAGTGATGAAAATTCGTAATCCTATGAAACTGTCCGATAAAACTCTCTCTGTCCTGAAGAACTTTTCTTCCATCAATCAGTCTATTCTATTCAAAGAGGGTAACAAACTTCGCACAATTAGTGTGATGAAGAACATCCTTGCTGAAGCAACGGTGACTGAAGACTTTGCAAAAGATTTCGGCATCTACGATCTCAACCAGTTTTTGAATGGTCTGAGTCTTCATGCAAGTCCTGAACTTGATTTTGGCAATGAAGGATATGTTGTTATCCGTGAAGGCAAGATGCGTTCTAAGTATTTCTTTGCTGACCCAAATGTCATTGTTACTCCTCCCGAAAAAGCAATCAATCTTCCCAGTGAAGATATTTGTTTTGAACTGAGCACAGATCAACTTGATAAACTGTTGAAAGCAGCAGCAGTATATCAACTACCTGATATCTCTGCAGTCGGGGAATCTGGTGTTATCAAACTGGTTGTTCGTGACAAGAAAAATGACACCTCTAATGATTTTGCTATCGTCGTTGGTGAGACTGACAAAGAGTTCTCTTTCAACTTCAAAGTAGAAAATATCAAGGTTCTTCCTGGCACTTATGAAGTTGTGGTGTCTCAGAAACTTCTCTCTCGTTTCACTTCTAAGAACCATGACCTCACTTACTACATCGCACTTGAACCCGACTCCACCTTCGGGTAAGAAAGATTATCAAGGTCCCCTCTATTCACCATGGTGGAAAGTTGAAGAGGGGAAACGTAAATTTCATGAATGGTTGAAAAAACAACAGTGAAACACATCCTTTTTACCCTTAAGGGTTGTCCGTTTGAACTCCTTGATGATAAAGAGTTCATTCGGATGCTTCTGTATAGAGCAACAAAAGAATGTAAATCTACTCTACTTAATCTAGCAGTTCATAAGTTCGACCCTCAAGGGGTTACTAGTATTGCTATGCTTGCAGAGAGTCATATTTCCATTCATACTTGGCCAGAGAAAGGCATGGCAGTTTGTGATGTCTTTACCTGCGGTGATACCGCAGAACCTGAAAATGGTGTAGAATATATGAAAGAACAATTGAAGGCAACTGATATTGTGTCTCATGAATTTGTTCGTCCTTTGGAATGATTATGCGAAATGAATTTCTTTGGGTTGAAAAGTATCGACCTAAAACTATTGAAGAATGTATACTTCCTGACAATACTAAGGAGACATTCAAAAACTTCCTAGATAAAGGTGAGATACCCAACATGCTGCTTGCTGGTCCTGCAGGATGTGGTAAAACAACTGTAGCCAAAGCACTTTGCAACGAACTGGGGTTAGATTACTATGTCATCAATGGATTCGATGAGGGTCTCTTCCTTGATACGGTCAGAAATACTGCAAAAAACTTCGCTTCGACCGTATCACTTTCGTCAACTGCTCGACACAAAGTCATCATCATCGACGAAGCTGATAACACAACAAACGACGTAC